CGTCAGCCAGACCTTGCTGAGGTTCGGCAGCTTCATCAGCATCTTCCGGGTGGTGCCGTAGGCTCCCTCGACCAGCTTCGTGCTGAGGACTTCGCCGGTGACCGTGGCTTTCCCGCTCGGGGCGTCACCCTTGACTTCGGTGGCCTCGGCCGCCTTCCGGGCCGCGAACGCGACGTCCTTCGCCAGAGAGGCGAGGACCGCTGCGACCTGTCGCTCGCTCAGGGTGCCGTAGGCGTTCAGCTTGGAGAGGACGTCGTGGACGAAGCTGTTCTTCGCGTGCGCGGCGTCCTTCGCCTGTTCGACCGCCGCCGCCAGTGCGGGGTTCGCGTCAAGGAAGGCCACCCGCGCCTTCCAGACCTTCAGCTTCGCGTGCCCGGCTTCCGCCTTCGACTTCAGGGCCGCCAGCTTCCATGCCTGCCGGTTGGCGAAGCCCAGTCGCTCCGTGCAGTCGCTGCCGAAGACCACCACTTCGTCCGAGGGGAGGTGGCGGGTCGCCGTGATCCAGCGGACGTTGCCGTTGCCGCAGTGGACGCACTTGTGGATTTTGTTGCGCCAGTTCGCGCCGAAGGTGCCCGCCATCGTGTCTTCCCACCACTGGACTTCGCTGTTGAACACCGCGACCGGCTGGCCGAAGTATTCGGGCCGCTTGTTATCGAGGTAGTCGATCACGTGGTAGTCAGCAGGCTCGAAATTGGTGGGGTTGTGAACCGTGGGGGTCGTCGTCGCCATCGTCGTCTCCTGAGTAGTTGCTGTCATCGCCTTACAGAACAATGATACTCCCAATGGTAGTGAAAGTCAAGCCACCCCAAGGGCGAGCAGGTAGGTGTCCAGTTCCGGGACGGCCAGAAACTTGGCCTTGTGTGCAGTCAGGATTCCCCGAAACCCCTCAGCGGAGAGCGCGCCGGTGACCAGCTGTTCTCGCAGCGCATCAAATTCCGACCACACCGCCTCAAACGTGCTCCACACCGCCGTCTCCGTCGCCGCCGCCCTCACCCTCACCGTCGTCATGCTCTAATGATACTTCCACTGTTCCCGGTAAGTCAAGCTCCGTCGCGAACAGCGGAGCCACCACGCCGATGCGCCTTCGGGCCAGCGCGACGTACGCCGGGTTCAGGTCGATGCCGATGAACGACCGTTGCAGCTTGATCGCGACCGCGCCGGTGGTGCCGCTGCCCGTGAACGGGTCGAGCACCACGCACGGCACGATGTCTCCAGCCTGCGCGGCATCGCACTGGCACGTCGGCACCCAGTGCGTCGTCGTCCGTGCCGTCATGCCCTTGAGGATGCGCCGTTTCACGTCGCTGGGGTTCTGTGCCCCGGTGCCTGCGTACGGCTTCACCGCCTGCCCGGTATACGCGCCGTTCGCATCGCCGCCGCTGGCGCGTTGCTGCTCGCGATCTGGCGCACCCTTCACCACGACACGTGCGAGCGGAGCACCGCACGTGCGGCACGCACCCGTCTCGCTCGACCCGGCTTGAATGCACCGCGTCGGCAGTTCCGGCGGGAACACCGCGAAGTGCGCATCCGCATACGACTGGGTCGTGAACGTCCAGACGGAGCGAGCGTTGCGCCCGTCGGCCATGATCGCCATCGCGTCCCTGCCGCGCAGGCTCGCCGCATCCTGCCGACTCGCATCGAGCTTGCCGTTCGGGCCACGCGTGTGACCACGCACCGCTCGGGCCTTCATGTCAGGCGTGTTGGTTTCGCGAATCGCTTCGGCGTCAAAGTAGTACTGCTCCGACTTCGACAGCAGGAAGACGTACTCGTGCGCTCGCGTCGGCCGGTCGGTGCAACTCTCCGGCATCGGATTCGGCTTCGCCCAGATCACGTCGCTCCGCAGATACCAGCCATCCGCACGGAGCGCGAACGCGACCATCCACGGAATCCCGACGAGGTCTTTCGGCTTCAAGCCCTCGGGGGCTTTGCGAAGATGCGCCGGTTTGATCTTCGCCTCGCGTCGATCCACCGCGCCGAGAATGAACCCGCCATCATCACGGATGCCCAATCGCGCTTGATTCGACGGCGCGTCTGGCGCGAAGCCGCCACCACCCGCATAGCTGTCACCAAGATTGAGCCACAGCACGCCGTCGTCGCGCAGGACGCGCTTCACCTCGCGGAACACCGCGACCATCGACGCGACGTACGCGTCTGGCGTCTCCTCCAGCCCGATCTGTCCCGCGTGCCCATAGTCGCGCAGGCCAAAGTACGGCGGACTCGTCACCACGCACTGGACCGTCCCGGACGGAATCCGCCGGAGTTGCTCGCGCACGTCACCCAGTCGCACCGACCACAGGAGGTCCGCCATCAGGGTGCCGCCAGTTCTTTTACGTGCATCTTCACCGACCGCCCTTCCGCCTGCATCCGTCCCGCAAGTTCGGCTTGGTCCTCCGGGTTCGCGCAATGCACCGACAGCCAGCAGTCGAGCGCCTTACCAGTAGCCTCGGCCTTCGCGACCTTGATCGCATGGCGCAGTTGCGTCTGCGTGAAGCCTTTCACCTCGGCTTCGGCCAGCCAGTGCTCCTGCTCGCCCGGCGGCAGCGGAGCCACTTCCTGATGAAACCCGAACGCGAGCGCGGGTCGCCGTCGATCCGCTGGCACCGCACGCGCGACATAGACCGAGTTCGCGAGCGTGCCGTACTCCAGCCCGGTCGCATCCATCGCCTGCGCGTACATCTCGCCGTACTTGCCCTCGCCGTACGCGATGAGATCGCCCACCCAGAACGGCGAGTACTTCTCAACTTTCTGCGACCACTGGAGCGCAGCCTCCCATTCCTCGAACGACGGATCGCCCGTCGCCAGCATCCCGGTCTTGGTCAGCACGAACGGGCCGTGCTGCGCGATGACCGCGTCGGGGTCGATCTCTTGGAGACTCTCGATCAGGTCGTCCAGTTCAGGCATGGCTGCTCCTTCTCCAGTTCCGCCGCCGTCAACACCGCCTCGCCGTGCGTAATCTCCCACCACGGCAACTCTCCGTGCTTGGGACACAAAAACAGCAGCACACCGCTCGCCGGGAATTCGTTCGGCCGCTGCTTCAACGCCTCGCGCAGCGCCACCGTCGTCACCAGCGTGACCGCATGCCGACACCGCTTGCAGATTTTGCGAGTGAGCGTCACGGCACCGGCTCGCCGCGCACGGGACCAAGGAAGCCCAGCGCAGGCTTGAGGAACACGATGGTGAGTTTGTTCCCGGTGATGTCGCCGTGGCAGGCTTTACACAGGCGACCGCAGACGAGGAGGTTGAATCGCTCCGCCGGTGGCAGGCCCCGTGTCGCGCTGCGTGGCGGCTCCTCGTGCATCTCGTCCGGGAACCCGGCGCACTCGTTGCGCCGTCGGCCGCGACAGAGTTGACAGGTCGAGCGCGTCCGCCAGATGTAGTCATGCACCTGTTGGATGACGGCGGCTTCGTCCACGTGCTCGCGCGCCGACTTCTCCTCGCGCGTCTCACCGATGCTGATCGGAGCCAGCTGCTTGTAGGCCAGCAGTTCCCGTTGCAGCGCCGTGCGCGTCTTCCGGCGGATCACGGCTTCCAGTGCTCCCCGGTCACGATCCCGGTAGGCGGCACCCCGAGACGGGTGATGCGGTTCCTCGGCACGAGCCAGTACTTGTGGTCGCCGCCGTTCCGTTCGAACTCCGGCACCCGGCGTACCAGTTCCGGGATCACCCACCCCACGATCTCGTAGGTCGGAGCCTGTCGATCGACGCAGACCACGACCTTCCCGGTGTCGTTCTTCGCGTTGACCTTCCACTGCTGAATCGCGGACCAGCGCACTTCCCAGTTCGTGTCTTCGATGTCCGGCCCGGTATTAAACCGGTTGATGTGCCCCATCCACTTCCGCGTGGCGCACCGGGCCACCGCCAGTTCCGCACACGCCGATTCGATGTGGTTGCCCCAGAGTTCCCCGGCCCGCTTCTCCGGGAACTTGACCTTCCGCTGCTGAAGGATCGATTCCAGATGCCGCATGCGCCCTACATCCGTGGCCCAGATGAGGTCTTCCGCGCCCAGCGTCACCAGTAACTCGGCAATCACCGTCTCTGTGGGATGTGTGTGCGCCATTCAGCGGCCTCGCCTGCGTTTGAGAGGGAAGTGGGTGCGGAGGACGGTATCGACGTGTCGGAGGGCCTCCAGCTGCCCGCTGGCCCGTGCGTCGTGCCGCAGCGGCTCCAGTAGGCCGATACAGGTCTGCACCTCACGCCGCAAGGCATGGAGGATACGGGTCGCCGTCGTCTCCGTCACCTTCGTCACCAGATGCGCGTCGAGGTCGAGTGGTTTTCGCTTAATCTTTGCTTCCACGTGGAACCTTTTCGTCGCCGTCATCGCGTGACCGGGTTCACGGTACCGTGAAGGGTGCCGATGTGCTCGCGTCGGCCGTACTCCGCGAGCAGCAGCGCGTCGGCTATCGCGTGCGTCATCTTCGGGCCGGGAAAGAGTTGCTGCGCTCGCGCTTTCGTGACGTTCTTGTCGCCGCCAGAGAGGCACTCCAGCCGTCGCTGCCACTTGAAGGCACCGACCTCGTCAAAGGGAATTCGCGCGGCCGTGAGGCCCATCTTGAGCGCCCGGTACCACCCGCCAAAGCTGAACGCCGACACGACGCCCATCTGCGGACTGCTGGCGACCTTTTCGAGCGTGGCCCGGCACGGCAGCAGCGGCATCTCGCGCATCGGCCAGAACAGCGCGTCGAGGATGTCTTGGTCGGTTTCGGGCATCGCCACCGCCCGGAGGACGCGGCCCTTGTCGTCAATGACCGCGATGCCGCCGTGCGCGCCCACGTCCACGCCCACGAACAGCATCATTGCGCCAGTCGCTGGATCAGCACCGAGGCCGCGTTGCACGATCCCCATGCGATGCCACAGAAGATCGCGATCAGGATGATCGCCAGCCCGACGCGCGTGATTTGCCAGAAGTCCGCCAACGGCATCTTGTCCGCCATGCGAGCGGCCGATTAGCGCGGACGAACTTCGATGGCGCGCGGTCCCTTGGGACCGTCGCTCGGCACGAACTCGACTTGCTGATCGATTTCGAGGTCGTCCCAGTTCGCGCCCAGCACTTGGCTGCGATGGAAGAAATGGTCTTCGCCGGTCGCCGAGTGGGTGATGAAGCCGTACCCCTCAGCCTTCTTGATGGATTTGATTGTTCCCTTGAGAGCCGCGTGGGCTGTCGCCATCGTCGTCGCCTCCTAAAGCGTGCATCGTATCAGAACGGCCGCGCTGGTAAGGGCACGCGTGGCTTCTTCGGTCGTCCCGTGATGTTGTAGCGCGGACCGTGCGCGGCAATCAGCCGCCGTTCCGCGTCGAGGTCTTCATTCTCCCACTGGTCCGGCGCGTGTCGCGCTGTCACCGTGAACGTCTGCCAGTTCGCATCCCGTGTCCAGTGCTCCTGCGCGGAGCACGCCGCCCGGAGCCGATAGCCCACCGGGCCGATAGTCAGGCCGACGTACACCACCTCGTCGCCATCGCGCAGCGTGTAGATGCTCGCCCGGCACCGGAACCACGCTCGACGCCCCGTCACCTCCAGAATCGGCACCCGTTCGCTCTCGCCATCCGTCGGCACGTCCACGAGACGAGCATCCCGCGCACGACAGTGCCGCGACTCCCGCTCCCAGATCAACTGCATCGTCATCTGGCGACTATCTCATGAAAGTCCGTAAAAACGAAGATCGTCACTTCTTGATAAAACTCTTACGAGAATTCTTCTTCTATTCCCAGTACGTAAAGTAGAGATATTGAGTTTTATGAGGTTTTTATTGGCCGGAAGTTGGTTTCGTTTCAACAACTTACGTGCTGTAGACGATCTTTCAGTCGTCCCCATACAGGGGCGGCTGCTCCTGACCCTGCTCATGACCCCACATATCGGCTTCTTTCAGGCTGATACCCCTATATCTTCGGGAACCATTCACATCGGCTGACTCAAACCGGCGTTTCAGGTGGGTGCCGAGGATTCGCCTTGAGAGGCGATCCGACTTCGGGATGCGCTGAATTTCAGCCCACTTGTTGTAGGCCGTGGACAGTGCCGCGAAGGTTTCGACACCTGTTTGCGCGAAGACACAGCGATCCGACAGGAAGTCCACGAGCGGATCCTCGGAGTTCTGGTAGTCGTCGGTCGCTTTCGTGACCGAATCGGGTGCGTTCAGGTGCCCGGTCTGCCACAGGTGCGCCCCGTACACCGCCCACGTGAGGATGCCGGATGCCTCGGCGGTCAGTTGATCCCGGAGTGTGCGGTCCTCGGCGGACCCGGTAAACGTGCGATTGAACGGCACCAGTCGGACCCGTCGCCAGAACCCGAACGAGTCATCGACCACCTTCGGCACGTGGTTGACCGTCAGCCAGATTTTCCCGACCGGACGGAACGTGAACGGGTGGCCATACTTGCGCTCGGCCTTCTGCGTCTCGCCGCCGGTCAGCGCCTTGATCACGTGCTCGTTCAGTCGCGTGTCAGGCTTGGCCTCGGAGGCGAATACCATGCGCGCTCCGGCGAGGTCGGCCATGTGGAACTCGCTGGCGTCCCCGATGAACAGTCGCATGCTGGCGCGGGTACCGTACGACCCGATCACCGACTCCAGCGCGTTCAGGAAGATCGACTTCCCGTTCGAACCAGTGCCGATGCAGAGGAAGAAGCACTGCTCGCGCATGTCGGCGGTCAGCGAGTAGCCGACGGCCCGCTGGACGAAGCTGACCAGTTCCTCGTCGTCCATGAACACCTCGCGCAGGAACGCCTGCCAGCGCGGGCATGTCGCCGCCGGGTCGAACGGCACCCCGACTTGCTGCGAGATGTTCTCCGCCGGGTCGCCCGGCCGCAGCGTGCCCGTGCGGAGATCGACCACGCCGTTCGGCGCGCAGAGCATCCATGGGTCACGGTCCCACGGGTTCGCGCCGACACTGATCGGCGGCAGCGAGCGCGCCCCGGTGATCATCGTCATCAGTTCGGCACGCTTCTCCAGCTTGAGCGTGAAGTCCTGCCACTTCTTCCGGGCAAGAAAGTCGGCCGACTGGATGATCTCGCCTGCCCACCGCCGCGCGTGATCGAGCGCCATGCGAATCACCGCTTCGTCCGCGTCCGGCCGCCAGCGTTGCCCGTCCCAGATGAACCACTGCTCGCGTTGATGGTCGTACCGCAACCGATGGCCGAACCGGTCGCGCAGGGCGTCCGAGGCTCCGGCTTGCGTCAGCGGATAGGTGAGCGGGTCCACCAGTGCATCGGGCTGCGCCAGCGGTAGCTCGATGACAATCGGCGCAGGGGCGGGGGAGGGGGTGGCAGGGGTCGAGGGCGGGAGGATGTACGGTTTCGTCGCCAGCAGGCTTTGGAGGTCGTCCTTGGTGTGCCCGGTATTCAGCCAGTCACTGACATCGCCGTGGGCGGGGAGGCCGGGTAACTCCACGACGCTGACGGCGATGTTCGCCAGCTTCACGGACCTCGCCACCAACTCCGCGTGCTTCGATCCGGCGTCGTCGTTGTCCGGGAGGATGATGACCCGTGTGACCCCAGCGGCCACCAGACTCTTGGTTTCGCTCTGACCCCACTTACTCGCCCCACTGATATTGCACGTGGCCGCAATCCCGATCGACCACAGGCGATCCGCATCCTTCTCGCCTTCGACCACCACGACGACGTTGTGGCCCTTCAGATCCGGAAGCCGGTAGGCGACGTGCTTGCCTTTCGCGCCCAGCATGTTCCATGTCCAGCCGCCGGAACCATCCGGGCGACGTTGGCGGAACTCCTTGGGAAAGAACCGCACGGCCTGATACAGGAGCGTGCCGTTCAGGTCACGGTAGTCGTACGTGGCGATGACCTGTTTGCCTTTATCCGTGGACGTAAACAGGTCCCCGAATTTCAACCCCATCGCCGTCAGGAGCGCGGCCTTCTCGCACCCGGCATGGCAGTGCAGCCCCACGCTCATGTCGTGACGTTCGGTGACTTGGAGACTTTGATGCTGATCGTCGTGGGCGGGGCACCGGGCAATCCAGCCGTTCAGATTACCGTCACCCGCCGCGATGGGCTTCGCCCCGTGCAGGCGATGAAGGACTCGTTCGAGTGCCGCGCCAGCCATCGCTATGCCTGCCGCGACGAGCCAATCATCTCTGCCATATGGAACCGAGAACCTTCCTGAAAACCACGTGCGGAGCAGGGCGTCGTCGCCAAAGTGTCGTGAGGGAACGCCCAGACTGTCACGTTCACGGCACGCGGTCCAGCCCCTAGATAGCGATGCCGTGACGGCGCGCAGCACTATGGGCTGAATGGACTCGAAACGCCACGAGCCGTCAACATGAGGCGCAGATCATCCAATCCGCACGTACAGGTGCCGCTCGCGTGCGCGAGCACGTAGCCGCAATCCGGCTTGTGTTGGGCAAACGACAGGAGTAGCTGATCGTCCAACAGGATGACCGGCGTCGGCGTGCCCAGTAGCGCGACGACGATGCCCTCGACCAGCACGGCGTCACTGGCGTACCCCTCGCCCAGCCAGACCTCTGGCCCCTGTTCGGCAATCACGTGGGTGATGATGGACCGGGCAATGGCTGTCGCGACCTCACGCGTCATGACGCGACATGGCGTGACATCACCAGACCAGTTGCACCACCGCCGCGAGGAGCATCAGGAGGACCAGTGGCAGGCCGAACCCGATCAGGTAGATGCCGAGGATGATCAGGGCGCACTGGGCAAGGAAGACCACGAGGGCCACCGTGTCCCGCCACCGCTCGCGCACGGCGCATTATCGCGTCCGTCGGCGGACAGCGGTGGTGCCCTTGACCGCATGCGTCCCCGGAAACGCCTTCCCGAGATTCACGGTCAGGTTCGCCGCGTTGTCGTCCATGGAGGACTGCAGGCCCTTCTTGATGGCGTCCTCATCAAGGAAGCAGCGCCCGTCGATGTACGCCCGGAGCAGTTCCTTGACGTCATCGAATTCACACTTCCACGTCGCGCGCGTGTAGCCACCCGGAATCACCGGGACGCTCGACCGGGCTTCCACGGGTGCGCCATGCACATCGACGCTCCGCACGGCCGCCGCCTCGCTCTGGAACGCCTTCGCCAGCGCCGGGTCCGGTTCCCCATCCGCCACACGTTCCAGCACCGCTGCCTTCGCCGCCTGCGCGGCCTTGGCCTGCGCGTCGGCCAGCGCCTGATCGCGCTCGCGCTGTTCGCGGTCGAGCCGTTCCTGATTCTGCTTCCATGCGCCGAGACGCTTCGCCAGCGCCTGCTTCGTCGGCGTGACCTGTGCGATCTGTGGTCCCTTCAGCTTCCGCACGACGCCGATCAGGAAGTTCAGCGGCTTGTCGAACCGGTTGTAGTGCTTGGTGCAGCGGTCTTCGATCTCCCCCAGTTCGTGCAGGAGTTCGTAGCCACGGGCGTACGCGTCCGCGTCCGTGATTACCAGTGTGTCCGCCGTCGCGATCGTGACGAGATCGTCCTGTTCCAGATCGAACGCCGCCTCGCGGAGCGCCGTCGCCAGTCGGTCCACCGCCTGCACGCTGGTGAGTTGAGTGTCGAGTTCCGCGTCGGCTGGCCGGGTGGCCAGTGCGGTGCTATCAGGTTCGTAGTCCGTCGTCGCCTTCGTCATCGTCGTCTCCTGCCGTTAAACATTTACACGTCCAGCAGTGCTCCACATGGACACCGCGCTAGTCGTGGCACCGCCCAATAGCCAGCCGCCGCGTGGTCCATCCTGACTCGCCGATGCGTGGGGAGCCGGTCCAACGCTCGCGCCACGGCATCTTCTGCCTGCGCTGCTGTGTCACACACCAGCACGATCCGGGCACGCTGGACACGCGCCATCACCATCGCCTGCTCGAACGAGTCCTCACGTTCCGGCAACGCGATGCTCACCGTCGTCGCCTCCCCACCCGCATCGTCCACCGGTTGAAGAAACGCCCCATGCAGACCTTCGCACCCAAAGCGCCGAACATAGTCCGCCGGGAACAGTGTCTCCATCAACAGCCCACCCAGTAATCGCCATCGGCCGCGACCGTGCCACGCACCCGCGCGAGGTCGAACATATTCTGCCGATGGTCATGCGGGTCGTCGTATTGCTTCAATCGGAAGCGCCCATTCGCGCCGAGGTAACACCCCCACCGCGCCCCGGTCGGCTTCAGCAGGTTGTAGAACGCCAGTTGCTGCCCGTGCCACGGATACGGTGGCCCGGTCTTGAAGTCCAAGAGGCCCGGTGCCCCAAAGAGACTCGCGCACACCCGGTCGATGCGCCCACCGACGCCCAGCACCGCGTTCCGCACCGACACTTCGCTCGCCGCATACACCGGCCGCACCGTCGCCAGAAACGACTGGTACGCCTCGATGTAACCCAGCACCTCCGGCGGAATGCAGACCGTGTCCCCGCGATCCACGCACTCGGTGAGGTCATGCACGACTTGTCCCCGAAGCGCGGCCTCTGGCGTGAACCAGTCGGTATTAATCCGTCCCGCCAGTTGCAGAATCTGCGTCACGCTGATCAGCGCCCGCCCTGTCTCGTCGCGATACCGCACTTGCACCGCGCCATTGTAGGAGATCGCGAATCACGTCGGCTTCCTCCTCGAACGCTGGCACCTCACAGCGCAACGTGGACATCGCGCGCTCCGCTCGGTCTTTCAGATCAGGCGTCATCTCGACACGGTCTGCCTGCGTGACCGGTATGACCGCAAGGCCCGTCACTACCGTCTGCGCGCGGCCGAACGACGTGACCGGGATGACCGCAAGGCCGACCGAGGTCAGCACGAACGCACCGGGTAACCCGAGATGCGTCGGCGCGTCCTCCAGCACGATGTCGTCGGTGAGGAACGTGCCGTTTCCTTTCAGGCCGATCAGGATCTCGGCGTCATCCGGCACCGTGAGCAAGAGAGCCTTCAGTCGCTGGGCTTTCATGACGGCCGCAGCGCGATCACGTAGTGGTGATGCTCGCCGCCTTCTTCGATCACGCGGAACCCGATGATGCGCTTCTGTCCATGCAGCCACATCAACGCGCCGTTGACCGCCTGCGGCGGCACGTGCAGACGCCGGGCAATCTCGTTCACCGCCACTGCGATGCCGTACGTCTCGCCCACGATCCCACTGGCCATGTGCGCCTGCGTCTCGGTTTCCAGAAACGCCACGATGCGGTCGCTCAACCGCTGGTCAGCCGCGTACGCCGTTGCTATACCGCTGTTGGTCGCCATCTAATCCTTCCACTGCCGCACAAGACGGCGCGGCGTCGGGGCGGCCACCGCGATGGACTTGCTTTTCTTCTTCGGCGGCACACGGGGCGCAAAGATCCACCACTCGGTGAACCCGTCCTTGCGCCACCGGTCAATCGCCCGTTCCAGTGCCGAAAGATCCGGGAACCGGCGCTCGCGCCGTCCCTCGTCCTTGCCGTACTTCCGCGCGATCAACAGGTAGTCGTCGGCGGTATCCACTGTCTCCGCATCCGCACTCATTGCAACTCCATCAGGGTGAACGACCCTTTCTTCTTACCGGGATCCACGCGCGGTATCACGGGCGTCTGCGCGTCCCGTGCGGTTTCCGCTGCCGCCGCAATCACTTCCTCGAACGTCGTCGCGTCCGCCACCATCTGGCCGTCCGACGCACGCACCTTCTCGCTGAACGCGATGACGTACAGCGGCCCCCACTGCGGTTTCGTCACGCCGTCCTTCACCACCATCGGACCGTTCTTGACGTTGATACCGGTGATGAACACCTTCCCCGCTGGTGCCGCCGCCACAGGAGTCGCGGGCGTCGTCGGCGCGTCGTCCAGATCCATCGGCAGCGTTGGCTCGCTCGGTGCCTGCGCGGCTGGTGCCTGTGATGACGGAGGTGGCGACGAGGGCTGAGCCTGCGCTGGCTGCTGTTGCTTGGCGAACTTCGCAGCGGCCTCGGCCTTGATGCGCGCGATCTTCTGCTCGTGCGTCTCGTTCGCCGGGGGTGCAGTCTGCGCCGGGGCCGCGGTCGCACGCGGCGTCGAAGTCG